ATTTTGGCTCGCGCTTTAAACAAGTGCAGCGGTCCTGGTCAGACCGCGTCATCAAAAACAATGACTGGCGTAAAACACAAGTCGGAGAAGAGTACGCAGTCTTCACCGAAAATTTCCGCAAAGTCCGAGACTCCATCATTGGTTTTAAAGACTCAACCGAAAGCAAAGCAATCGGTAAGTTTTTCCACCAAAGAGGACGAGTCAAAGCATGCGGTTTTGGTGGAAAGAGCAAAGGAGGCACAGAGGCTTTTAAGCGAGCACTTGAAAAGAACCGCATTTCAGGGTGGGGTCTCCCAGACAGGGACGCAAAAGCCGAGTTCAAATCCTTCCAAATCCAAGCAGAAAACTTGAAAACGGAAATGGAATTTGAAGCGCCTTTCTCAGACCAGCACCTATTAGAGAAAGTCTTAGAGGACGCCTATCCCAGGATGTCTCATCCATTAGAAAATGATGAGTTTACTTTAGCTAGTAATATAATTAATGCGATAGACGCCGAACTAGATAATTTAAGTATTGGTTCTCAGCGTACTAAGTCACCAGGTTTACCCTGGATGCACTTATATGCCACAAACGAGGATTTTATCTCCCAGAACAGGGAGTTGTTCTTTATTGCCGTTTGTACGAGGTTCATAGATTTAATGTCTCAACCTTTTCCCCATGAAATGTTCATTGTTAAACCAGATCTTGGGGAGGAATTTCCCTCCGCGTTAGATCTCGTAAGAGACAACGCTTGTGACCCTGTTCGAGTCTTCATTAAGAACGAACCACATTCCAAATCTAAATGTGATACGGGGAAATTCCGGTTAATCTTTAATGTTTCAACCATTGACCTGGTGGTTGAGAGACTACTATTTACCCCGTGGCTTAAGCTACAGATTCAAAACTGGACCACGTGTCCATCCCTTCCCGGGATTGGTTTTGATGATGTGAAATACCAACAGACCTTGGAATTGATGCAAAGAACCGGAGAGTTCTATGCCAACAAGGCACACCGTTTTCACGGAAAAGTAGCGTTTTCTGATGTAACCGGTATGGATTGGACAGTAGACAGATATGGTATAACTTCTTTTACTAAAACCTTCAACGTGTGTTGCGGTTTCCCAAAGGGATTAAACGTCGTCTCTGCACTAGGCCACTTAGCGTATGTTAGATCATATTGTTTTGCTAAGAGTATGTTGGTGTTTTCAGATGGAGCTGTAGTGCTCCAGCTTATTCCTGGCGTAGTAAAATCCGGAGCGATGATCACATCCGGTTGCGATTCCTATGTAAGGGTTAGGGACGCATTGATGGTCGGGTTACAGTATTACAACGCCTCAGAATTCCCTCCTAGTAGTAAGGAGATGTATTTAACAAAGTTCGTTAGATCAACCCATGCAATGGGTGATGATTGTTTTGAACCTTGTATAGAATACGCTCCGGAATTTTACAGGAGGATAAACGTTAACCTTAAGGAGTATGAAACCAAGTCCTTGGATGATGAGTTCGACTTCTGCGGGCATGTTTATTCGCGAATATCTGGTCCTAAGTTATTTCGTGTTGATAAAGCAATCGCCAAGTTGCTTTCGAAAACATATACAAATCTCGAACAACAACACGAAACGATTAATGGCCTTTTCAAAGAGTTGAGAAATCAACCAGAGGAAAGAGAGCGAATTAATACTATATTAGATGAAGTCGGGTGGTGGCTTCATTAAAGACTTTAGCAGCTTAGAAATAGTTAGATGCCTATTAGAAATAGCAAAGTTAAAGTTAAGGCTCTTCAGGACCGAAAGGCGAAGAAGAACCAAGGAAAAGGTAAAGCGATGGGTAAGGGAGGTGGCAGCAACGTTACAGTTGTGGCTAAGCTCCCTAAGAACATTCCTAAAGCGCCGGTCGCACCGGTTTTATCAAAGTATTCTCAGGTTTCAATGCCTGAATGCACTTTGAGGTTCGCGAAAGCTATAGCGGACCCCTTTTCCGCTGAAGCGAGGGGTGCATGCATCCCTGTTTCCAATGGTTCCACTAAGAAAGTTACTGCGTTCGCGCGCGTCAACGATTTTGGTGGAACAACCGGGTTCGGGCTGATTTATTTCTGCCCTTGTGTTTCAAACGATTTACCTTCGTTTTACTACACAAATTC